ATGCGTGAAGAAGATGCAAAGAGGCTTATGGCTTATTGGGATAGAATGAGGGGAGCTATTTCCTCGGATGATTATATCGACGCTGCAGTGTTAATTGATGAAGTGAAAAAGTCTTGCCCAGATCAGGTGGGCGACGAGAACCCTGACGCAGTGTATTCCTCTATGCTGGATGCGGCAGATAAACTTGGTGTTAGAAATCCTTTTCAAGACAAAGATCACTTCTTCCTAATGTATCGGGAGAGCAAGCAATTTGAAAAGATGGACTGGGAAGGCGCGATCGCACAATTCGCAGCGTCAAGAAGAATACCTATTCTGCCTCCTGTCTTGATAGACGTGTATATGGAGCGGTTTAATAAAAATCCCGAGACAGTGTTGCTGGCAGAAGCGGAGAGATTTGTCCCATATCTTCAGAAAATGGTTGATGAACACATCAATACAAAATTCGTATTGACTACGCACAATACGAGTTATGCAAAGATATTTGAAAGTCTGTTTAAGGGATATGAAAATATTGAAATTCTGCTGACTGACATTTATCAGTATGAATTCATCAATAAAAGATTTGACTTGATACTGTCCTGTCCGGCATTTGGCGGTAGAACATTGGTGGACAACAAATCTTTCATATGCAGAGAATACGATATGGTTGCCCTTGAGAACCTCTCATTGCACCTAAGTAGTGGCGGTGAACTAGTGATCGTGCTTCCTGGAAGAATTACCTTTGCTTCGGGCAAAATCAATGACCTTCGACAGTTCATTCAGCGAAACTACACCATCAGAGAAATCGCGGAGCTTCCTGAAGGTACCATGGAATATTGCGGCATTAAGGTTTATCTGCTGGATATTGAGAACACCCGGCCTGATGATGATGACATTGTGATTCGCAGATATGTCTCCGGTGAGAAAAAGACCAGAAGGTCTGCTATTTCATCACTTAAAATAGCAGATGACACATTCGTGATGCTGAGTGAGCTCGAAGAACAAGGTGACTGGAGTATTGATCGAATCTTTTCTCAGCAGGATGAGGAGTATTTGAATTATCAGAATTCAGATGTCCGCAAGGACCTGGTTGGAAATGTGGCTCAGGTTTTCAGAGGCAAGTCAGTAAATAAAAAGGACCCGGCTGGAAGCATCGGTGTAGTAAATATCTCAAACATCGGTGAGTATGAGCTCGATTACGAAGGGCTTGATCATTTGGAAGAGGAAGAACGTAAGGTAGCAAACTATCTGTTGCATGAAGGTGATGTTCTCTTACCAGCTAGAGGGACCGCAATACGAACGGCAGTCTTTCACAAGCAAAAATATCCGTGTATCGCATCGTCGAACGTGATTGTCATACGCCCGGAAGCCAAGATGCTGGACAGCACTTACCTCAAGATTTTTTTAGACAGTCCTATTGGGAACAAGCTAATAAGCGGTGCCCAGCAAGGTATGACAGTAATGAACATTAGTTATAAAGATTTGAATATCCTTGAAATTCCGATTCCGGTCTTGGAGCAGCAGAAAAAAGTTGCTCAAGAATATACAGAGGAATTAAAGAGATACAAAGAGACAGTCGCTGCTGCCGCGAAGCGCTGGACAGACGCGCTTGCCAAACTGCAGAGTTTCTAAACGTAGCAGCTGAAATCGCATTACAAAGAAGGAGATAATATGTTAGGAGCAATTATCGGGGACATCGTTGGGTCCCGTTTTGAATGGAACAATATTAAGAGTAAGGACTTCGAGTTTCTTACTTATAAGTGCTTTCCTACCGACGATAGCATCATGACATTAGCGCTTGCTCAAGCCATCCAAGTAAGCAAGGCTGATTACAGTGACCTTTCCAAGAATGCAGTCGAGTGCATGCAGGCAATCGGACGTAATTACCCAGACTGCGGATATGGCGGAGAATTCTATCATTGGATGTTTTCAGATGACCCTAAGCCATACAACAGCTTTGGTAATGGAGCAGCCATGCGCGTCAGCGCAGCTGGCTTTGCAGCAAGCAGCGTCGAAGAAGCCAAGCTACTCTCGAAGAAAATCACCGAAGTAACACATAACCATCCGGAAGGCATTAAAGGAGCTGAAGCTACAGCAGTAGCAATCTATCTGGCCAAGACAGGTAAGAACATTCTGGAAATCCGAGATTACATCGACAAGAATTACTATCCGATGAACTTTACGCTGGATCAAATCAGAAGCAGTTACAAGTTCAACGAAACCTGCCAAGATACCGTTCCGCAGGCATTAATGGCATTCTTTGAATCTGCGGGTTTTGAAGATGCAATCAGAAATGCAATTTCTATTGGTGGTGACAGCGATACCATTGCCGCAATTTGCGGTGGTGTTGCTGAGGCATATTATGGCATACCTTCAGATATCAGAAAGCATGCACTCACCTTTCTGGATAAGCAGCAACTGCAACTTCTAGTTGTGTTTGAAAACAAGTACCCTCCGGTAATGGAAAAGAAAACTGGAGATGTTCGTGTTCCCGTTGAAAGGGCAGCTAATCGTAAGGTCGAAGGAAGCGACCGAGGTTCCCTCATTGAACAATCCGCAAACGCAGCTGATGCTGATACAGCTGATGCTGAATCCACTGCCGAGGAGACCACCAGTCAGAAGCTTTTCAATCATTTATTTGAAGCATGTAACATTCTTCGCGGGCCTATCAACCAAGATGAGTACAAGAGCTATGTGACGCCGATTCTTTTCTTCAAGAGAATATCCGATGTGTACGATGAAGAGTATGCAGATGCGATGGAGTTTTCAGGCGGTGATGTAGAGTATGCAGAAGCAGAGGATATGCACTCCTTTGTCATCCCGGAGGGTTGCCATTGGGATGATGTGCGTGCGGCTAGTCAAAATGTCGGCAAGGCAATTGTAAAAGCAATGACTGGCATCGAAAAAGCTAACCCGGACACTTTGTCTGGTGTATTCAGCAGCTTTGACGATGCAACCTGGACAGATAAGAATAAATTGACTGACGAACGTCTGAAGAATTTGATTGAACACATGTCCTATATTAAGGTTGGCAACAAGAACTACTCCGCTGATATTATGGGCGATAGCTATGAATACCTGATTAAAAAGTTTGCAGACATGTCCAAAAAGAATGCGGGCGAGTTCTACACTCCGCGTACTATCGTCAAGCTTATGGTTGAATTGCTCGACCCAAAGCCAGGTGAAACAGTCTGTGATCCTGCGTGTGGAACGGGAGGTATGCTGATTGAGGCCATCCACCACATGAATAATGATCATCTTACCTGGGGTAGAATTTTTGGTCAAGAGAATAACCTTTCCACCTCGGCTATTGCAAGGATGAACCTATATCTGCATGGCGCAAAAGATGTGCAGGTGAAACAAGGCGATACACTCCGGAACCCGCTGTTTTTGGAAAAAGGAAAGCTGAAAACGTTTGACTGCGTTTTGGCTAATCCGCCCTTCGGAATGGAAAAATGGGGGTCACAGCAGTTTGAGTCCGATATGTTTGGCAGAAACATATGGGGATGCCCCACGGATTCAAGTGCTGATTTTGCGTGGCTACAGCATATGGTAAAATCCATGAATCGAGATACTGGCAGATGCGCTGTGGTACTTCCGCAAGGAGTTCTGTTTCATTCTGGTAAAGAGGGCGATATGCGTGAAAAGCTTGTCCGTTCGGATAAATTAGAAGCGGTTATTACTTTGGCTAGTGGTGTGTTTTACAGTACCGGCGTATCGGCTTGTATTCTTTTTCTGAATAACAAGAAGGGGCATAAACACAAAGGGCGTATTTGCCTAATTGACGGAAGTGAAATATACACAGCCAAGCGTGCTCAGAATGAAATTTCGCCTGATGACGTCAAAACACTCTACAAACTGTACAGCGATTATACCGATGTCATTGAACGGTGTCGTATCGTCTCTCTCCAGGACGTTGAAGATGGTGGATTTGACCTAAGCGTGAAGCGATACATCAAGAAGAAAAAACAAGAGACCGTTTCACCAGAGGTTGTCCGCAAGAATTACTATGCTGCTCTTGAGGCGGTTCGGAACGCCGAAGTAAAGATGCAAAAATTACTGGTTGAAGGAGGATACGTCCATGAGTAAGCAAATCACGCAGGAAGAGTTGGAGTCTTACCTTTGGGGATCGGCAGTCCTTCTGAGAAACCATATTGATGCTGGTGCCTATAAGCAATACATTTTCCCACTCCTGTTCTTCAAACGTCTCAATGATGTATATGAAGAGGAAACGGCTAAGGCCATTAAGGAGAATGGACCAGAGGCAGCAGACTGGGATGAGACGCACAACTTTGTGCTCCCAAAGGACGCCCACTGGGATTCCGTAAGAAATATTCCACAGAGTGTCGGCAAGGCAATTCAGACCACCTTTAGGGCAATTGAGAAAGCCAACCCAGAAAAGCTGCATGGCATCTTCGGAGATGGTACCTGGACCAACAAGCGACGCCTCCCCGACCGCCTATTGAAGGACTTGATGGAGCATTTCAGTACCAAAACGCTGTCCATCGAGAATTGTCCGGAGGATGAGCTCGGCAAAGGCTACGAGTACCTCATTAAGAAGTTTGCCGATGATAGCGGCCATACTGCGCAGGAGTTCTACACCAACCGGACCGTTGTGCATTTGATGACAGAGCTACTACAACCAGAACCGGGTGAATCAATCTATGATCCAACTTGTGGCAGTGCCGGTATGCTGATTTCTTCCATTGCATATCTAAAGGATCAAAAAAAAGAATGGCGTAACGTTTCTCTTTATGGTCAGGAAATCAATGCGCTGACATCAGCAATCGCTCGTATGAATCTGTTTCTGCATGGCATTGAGGACTTCCACATCGTCAACGATGATACCCTCGCCTCCCCCGCTTTTGTTGAAAGAGGTAAGATGCAACAGTTTGATGTGGTTGTCGCAAATCCGCCTTACTCCATCAGTCAGTGGAACCGTACTGCGTTTGAGAAAGATAAGTACGGCAGAAATTTTTTAGGGGTGCCCCCACAGGGGCGCGCCGACTATGCGTTTTTACAGCACATCCTAAAGAGTTTGAATCAAGATTCCGGTCGATGTGCAATTCTGTTCCCGCACGGCGTTCTCTTTAGAATCGAGGAGAAGGAAATGCGCGAGAAGTTGGTTCGTTCTGATTTACTGGAATGTGTCATTGGGCTGGGGCCAAACCTTTTTTACAACTCTCCGATGGAGGCTTGCATTATAATCTGTAGGACGAAGAAGCCTGACAGCCACAAAGAACATGTGCTCTTTATTAATGCGGTAAACGAGGTCACCAGAAAAAATGCGGAAAGCTTTCTGGAACCTTCTCATATCGAAAAGATTGCGAAGGCCTATGCCGAATACAAGACGGATGATGATATTGCCAAGAAGGCATCCATCCGTGAAATTGAAAAAAACGGTTTCTCACTCAGCATCCCGCTGTACGTTAAAGACCCGGCCTCGACCGGAGCCGTCGTCAAAGTAGACTCCGTGCAGGAATGCTACGCAGAATGGCGTACGGCATCTGCGGTATTGTGGGGGAACTATGACGCGATCAACGATATGATTGGAGGTGAGTGATATGTCGAGGGTAAAACTTGGTGATGTGGCGATTGAAAGCCGAGAAACCAATAAGGGCGATAAAAGTGGGTTACCGATTGTTGGCTTGGAGCATATCACGCCGGAAGAGGTAACACTCTCAACCTGGGCAACTGACACAGAAAACACGTTTACAAAAATGTTCCGTAAAGGTGATATGCTCTTTGGCCGTAGACGTGCATACCTAAAAAAAGCCACTCAAGCTCCTTTTGACGGGATTTGCTCTGGCGATATTACCGTTATTCGCGCCAAGACGGATAAGCTCCTGCCCGACTTACTCCCGTTCATCATCCAGAATGACGACTTGTTTGATTTTGCTGTAGGTAAGTCGGCCGGCTCCCTTTCTCCTCGTGTGAAGTGGGAAAACCTGAAAAACTATCTTTTTGAGCTTCCTTCTTTGGATGAACAGAAAAAGCTGGCGGAGGTTCTGTGGTCCATCAATGATACGCTGCAGGCATACCAGAAGCTTGTTAGTGAAACGGACGAGCTCGTGAAATCGCAATTTATCGAGATGTTCGGCGATCCGATAAAGAATGAACTCTTGTGGCCTAAGAAACAGCTTCAGGAATTAGTATCTGCTGACTGCAGCATCAGTTACGGTGTTGTAAAGACCGGAGACGATGTTCCTGGCGGGGTTCCGGTATTTCGCCCTATTGATATTGTAGGCAAGGTTCCTTCTATAAATAATTTGAAAAGAACTACCCCCGAAATCTCTACGCAGTATAAGCGCACGCTACTGACTGGAAGAGAACTTCTCATTACAGTTCGAGCTAATATTGGCGATACATGTATAATTGACGAGGAATTCAAGGACTGCAATGTTGGACGAGGCATTGTCCCCATAAGGCTTGATGAATCCGTAATGCGACTTGAATTTCTTAAAGGGCAAATGGACTTCGACTCAGTGGCCCAACATATAAAATCCTTGGCAAAAGGCGTCACACTGATTCAGTTGAATATGGAGGATTTGAGATTGATTGAGTTCATTGTTCCCCCAGTAGAACTTCAGGATCAGTATATTGGCTTTTTAAAACAGGTCGATAAATCAAAATTTACGCTGCAGAGTGCAATTTCAACCGCCCAATCCACCAAATGCAGCCTCATAGCAGAAGCCCTCGGACTAGGAAGAAAGGAGTAAACAATGGCAGCATTTAATGAAAATAATACAACAGAGCAAATGATTATCCATGCGCTCAGCAAAAACGGTTGGGAATACATCCCTCCAGAAGAACTGGACCGCCAAGAAAGCGATGTCATGGTGGAATCCATGGTGCGGAACGCGCTGATTCGCTTGAATCCTGAAATTGTAGAGGATGAATCCAGAGCGGATGAAATCATTTATAAGTTGAGAGGACTGTTCCTTTCCACCAATGCGCACAACCTTGTGACCCAGAATGAACTTTTCAAGCAGATGGTATTTGAGAAGAACTCTTATCCCTTTGCCGAGGATGGCAAGCAGGTCACAATTGACTTCTTTGGAACTGAAGTGAACGGAAAACTGGATCAGAACCAGTATGTTGTCACCAACCAGTGGGTGTTTCCTAAGAAGGAAGGCGGCAAGCGTCTGGATATTGTTCTCTTGGTAAACGGCTTCCCTTTTGTCATTGGTGAACTGAAGACTCCGGTGCGATCTGCCATCACTTGGCTGGACGGTGCCCAGGATGTTAACAAATACGAGCAGAGCATTCCGCAAATGTTCGTATCTAATGTATTCAACTTTGCCACGGAGGGCAAATGCTATCGTTATGGTTCTGTGTGTATGCCAGCGGCGAAGTGGGGCCCTTGGCACACCACCGACGATAAATCTGATGGAAGCTTGGCGGCGGTACAGACCAGCGTAAAAGATATGATCACCCAATTCAAGGTAATGGACCTGTTCCAGTTCTTCACCTTATTCGCTACCGATAGCAAATATCGCAAGTACAAGGTTATTGCCCGATATCAGCAGTACGAAGGTGCCAACATGATTGTTGACCGTGTTCGTGCCGGTTATCCGAAGCAGGGCTTAATTTGGCACTTCCAGGGTTCTGGTAAATCCTATTTGATGGAATTCGCTGCTGTAAAACTCCGTATGCTTCCTGATCTGAAGAATCCAACCGTTATTATTGTGGATGATCGTCTTGATCTGGAAACCCAGATTACAGCACAGTTCCATTCCTCTGATGTTGGGAACCTGGAATCCGCATCAACCAGGGAGCAATTAATGACCATGCTTCGGCAGGACATTCGGAAAATTATCATTACAACCATTTTTCGCTTTCAAGAGGTTTCCAGTGAGCTCAGCCAGCGTGATAACATCATTGTTATGGTCGACGAGTGTCACAGAACCCAAGAAGGCGACCTTGGTATCAAGATGAGGACAGCGTTACCGAATGCATTTTTCTTCGGATTAACTGGTACACCTATCAACCGTATTGATAAAAACACCTTTGCCACATTCGGTGCATCTGAAGACCGCAGTGGTTACATGAGTAAATATTCCTTCTCAGATTCTATTCGTGACCACGCGACATTACCTTTAAACTTTGAGCCTGTTCCGGTAGACCTTCGCGTGGACCGTGATACCATGGACCGCGAGTTTGATGTGTTGACGGAAGGCTTGTCAGACGCTGATAAGGCTGAGCTTTCAAAGCGCGTCAACATGCAAGCTATTATGTACAATGATGCTCGTATACACAAGGTGTGTGCTCATATTGCAAGGCACTTTACCGAGAAGGTTCGTCCGAATGGATATAAGGCGCAGGTGGTTGTTTACGACCGCCCTTGTTGTATCAAGTACAAGAAAGAGCTGGACAAACTTCTCGGTGAAAAATGCTCCACAATTGTAATGGATACTAACGATGACAAGGCCGATGAATATAAAGCTTATAGCCGCACTAAGGAAGAAGAAGGAAAGGTACTAGATCGTTTTAGAGACCCGTCCGACCCGCTTGAAATCGTAATTGTCACAGCCAAACTGCTGACAGGTTTTGACGCGCCAATTCTTCAGGTCATGTATCTTGACAAGCCTATGAAGGATCATACTTTGTTGCAGGCGATCTGCCGTACGAACCGGACATATGATGAAGGCAAAACCCATGGTTTGATTGTGGATTACATCGGCATATTCGATAATGTCGCGAAAGCATTGGACTTCGATGAAGGGAGCATGAAGAAGGTCATCTCCAACATTGAAGAAGTTAAGAAGCTGATTCCAGCCCTTATGCGCAAGTGCCTTAGCTACTTTATGGGCGTTGACAGAACCGTAGATGGTTGGGAAGGTTTAATGGCAGCGCAAGAGTGCCTGCCGACAAACGCTGAGAAAGATAAGTTTGCTGCAGATTATCAGGTACTCAACCGTGCATGGAATGCCATCTCCCCTGATCCAATGTTGGCTGCAATCCAAGCGGATTATATCTGGCTAACAAAAGTCTTTGAATCCGTAAAACCGGCTAATGGCGGTGGCGGACTGATCTGGGCTGCACTTGGGCCTAAGACAATGGAAATTGTCAATTCCAACATGGACGTGGGCGATGTACATGAGGATGAGGAGATTCTGTCTTTGGACGCAGATCTTATCGATGCTTTCATCGAAAAGCATAAAGGGGCAAAGAACGCAGCGAAAAAAGTTGAGATTGATCTGGTTGCTAAGATTCGCAGGCACACAGACGATCCAAAGTTCATTCGCCTTGGTGATAAGTTGGAGAAGCTGCGTGAGCAGCATGAACAGGGACTCATCAATAGCATTGAATTTCTGAAGATGCTGTTGGAATTGGCCAAAGAAGCTGCAGAGGCCGAAAAGGAAGTTGTGCCAGAGGAAGAAGTAGATAAGGGCAGGGCTGCTTTGACTGAGCTCTTCAATGGCGTTAAGAATTCCAGCACACCGGTTATCGTTGAGCGTATTGTAACTGATATCGACGACATCGTGAAAATTGTTCGCTTTGATGGATGGCAGAATACTACCGGCGGTCGTCAGGAAGTAAAGAAGGCTCTTCGCAGCATCATTTGGGTGAAATATAAAATCAAAGATAAAGAAGTGTTCGATAAGGCATACATGTACATCGAGCAGTATTATTGAAAAACAAAGGCGATTGGTGGCATAGTAATCCTATGCCGCCTGTCGTTGATTCTGTAAATAGGAGGTGTTGTGGTAAATGGCAAGGTATCCTGACCTCAAGAGCTATTTTCAGGCAAATTATAATAAACTTTTGAAAAATGAAGTGCAGAGGTTTGTAGACAAATCCTACGATGGTAATGGGTTTCATGGCATTAACGTTTTATCATTATGCAAGCATGAGATTGAAAACTTTACAGTAAAAACACTCTGCTGCCACGATGATATTGGGCCAAGGGTAAAGATCGATATCAGCGTCTCTGCTGATATTGTGGACCTTGGGCTTGGAACAAAAAGAATTGAGGCGGATAGAAAGACTCGATGGTTCACAGTCTATATCCAGGCCGTTCTTCAAGATAGCCTGACGAATGTCGTTGTTCTTGATACAAAGGAATTCTTCGGCGGGCATTTTGAAAAAGAAAATGCGCTAGATCAATTTCTGGTTCCCTACATATATACCGCGGATCTCGAAGAAAAAGCAGATGATTTCACACTATTCTATTGCAGTGACGCTATTTATAATGGATATATGCTTCCTGTTTATGACATCTTGCGAGCATTGGAAGTTGACTATTATATTGCAGATTTGCCTAAGAATTGCTTCGGAAGAATGTACTTTAGATCATCTGTGGCAACAGTGTATCAGAAGCATCCCTATATGGGTGAAATGAAAATGGACAATCATGCAATATGCCCAGGTACCATCTTGGTAAGTCGTCAGAGATATTTTCTCGGAAACGACGGAACGCAGCGACTGACGATTGCTCATGAGATTATTCACTGGTATCTCCATCAGAAGTATTTCAAACTACTGGCTTTGCTGGATGATGAGCGTGATATGATGTCTTGCGAGTCAGAACCTGATCATTATGATGAAGAGATGACACTTGCACAAAAGGCTCATTGGTTTGCAGAATGGCAAGCAAATGCATTGGCCATCAGAATTGCGATGCCACGGGAACTTATGCTTCAGGCTTTCTGCGAGGTAAAAGAGGCTGCAAGCCCCTACCATTTTACGGGTGAATATATAGAAGATATTCTGAGAAGAGTATCTGGACTTTTTGACGTTCCGATGTATGCGGTGAAACAGAGAGCAAGACAATTAGACTTCGATGTTGCAGATGGAGCTTTTGTATCTGTTGACGGAAAGCACTATGATTCATTTAGTTTTTCGGAGGGGATCCTTGGCCAGCACCAAACCTTTGTGATAGATCATTCCGGATTTGAAAATGTATATTCAGAAAATTCGGGATTTGCAGAGCTTATTGATTCTGGAAAATTTGTATATCTTGGATATGTGGTTTGCATAAATGATCCAAAGTACGTGACAGTTGACTCCAGTTATAAGAAAGCCCGACTCATATTAACAGATTATGCGAGAGAGCATGCTGACGAATGCTGCTTGGTATTTTCCTGGCGTAGCACATCATATCTAAAAGATATGTATGAGTTTTATGGCCAAGCATATCTTAATAAAGAAGTCACTGCTGATTACTATGTTGAACATACGTATGATAAGGACTTTAATTTTAATTGTGTCCAGACCGCTGAATCAATAATGGCAGCAGTAAAAGACTTTAGCGTAGCACATGATGTTGAGAAGCAGATTCTTACGGATATGATGCAAAGAAGATGTGAAACTTTTTCCACTGCTCTTACCTATCACATGGACAGAAAGAAGATTACAGTTGATGATCTTGTGGAGCGGGCTGGGCTTAGTGATACAACCATCAAAAATTATCGTGCAGGCAAAGTTCAGCAACCGCCAATCGAAAATGTCATGGCGATCTGCATTGGGTTGAATTTACCTAAGACACTTGCCGTGAACTTACTCTCGACTGCTTCGTATAATCTAAACGACAGCCCTAGAGATCGAGCGTACAAATTCCTATTAGATTATTCAGATGGAACACTACAGCAGTGGAATATGATTCTGGATGCATTCAATCAACCACACATTCCATATATAAGAAATCAAAAAACAAAATAAGCTGTAATCCAGGGCAACATCAAGTTGCCTTTGGAATATCTAAGTATTTAAGGCCCTGTGTATCTAAATGGTACACAGGGCCTTATTTTTTTGTCCCAATTAGCAACTTGAGGTTCCTCAAAGTTTAAATCGAAATCAGTTACTATGATGATGTAGCCAAGAAGGTTGCACAGGATTATTCCGGTTTTTTTATTGTCTGGCTCCGAGATCAGAATGCAGTATCTGCAATTTGATCTGAGCGTCAGACGCTCAAATAACATCACATCGCTGAGTGGCCATGAAGCGGTGGAGGTTACATAGAGGTTTTGGAAGCGGTGATAAAGACCGCCTCTGAAGCTCCGATGTGCCACCACCTTAGTTTCGTGTGCTCATTTTCAGCGAAACGGGGTCTGTGTCCATCGGATGCAACCCCTTTTTTGTTTCCTCCACCGCCCCCCTCGGCGGAATCTACGGAGGAAACAAAAATGAAAAACCAAGCCAACCAAGGACAAGCCAAAGAACGCAAAATCTATCTTCCTGTCACCAACGAGTGGGTTCCCGTGACCGAGGAGGTCTACCTCGAATACTATCGCCCGATCTGGCGCATTCAGAAAGCCGCGCGCAAGAACGGTCAGTGTGTCTGCCCAAAAACCAAACTCTGGCGCTGTGACGGAGACTGCGCCTTATGCGGCTATCACGCCACGGGCAACACGCTGTCGCTGGATGCACCGATGGAGAACGCCAACGGCGATGAAATGTGCCTGGGAGACGCCCTCGGCGACCCGGATGCGGCTTTTGCGGATATCGTCCTCGACAGTATTTTCCTTGAACAGCTTCTGGACGAGCTTGCCGAGCGCGACCCGGACGGCAGACGCATTTGCGAACTTATCATGTCCGGCAAAACGGAGCGGGAATGCGCCGCAGCTCTTAACATGGCTCGCAATACCTTTACTTATCGCAGGGACAAGCTTCTCGCCTCACTTCGCGAACGCCATCAAAGCCCATCCTGATATTTTTCCCAATAGGAACGGGGCTGCTGTAAAACAGCCTCGTTTTTTTATGCAAAAAAGTTTTCTCTCTTTTTCGGCCAGACACCTTCCGCTTTTCCAGTGGGTAGTGAGGACAGGAAAACGACAAGTCCTTGGAACGGAGGTAAACCGTATGAACGAACGAGTTCAAAGAAACGGCACCGACGAAGAGCTGATCGGTATTCTTACCGCCATCTCTGTCGTGTCGAAGCGGCTGGCGAGAAAACTCACTCTTCTTGCCGAACAGAGTCAATTCAGAGAAGGAGGAAAAGCGGATGAGCAAAATGAGCGACATTGCGATGACCATCGAAGAACTGCGGAAATGTGCCACTGCCATCAGCGACGCGGCTGACTGGCTGTCCGGGGCGTTCAGCGCCGACGCACCAGCCCCGAAAAAAGAACCGGCTCCCACCCTGGAAGCGGTCAGAGCAATTTTGGCGGACAAGTCTCGCAAGGGCTTTACCACTCAGATTCGCTCTCTGCTCCAAAAGTACGGTGCCAGCAAGCTGTCTGAAATAGGCCCCACCCGGTACGTGGAGCTGCTTGCCGATGTGGAGGGACTGACCGATGCCACCTAAAGGCCACGCCCTTCTCTCCGCCTCCTCATCGGAACGCTGGCTCCGATGCCCACCCAGCGCGCGGCTTTGTGAGAACTACGAGGACAAAGGAAGTGACTTCGCAGCCGAGGGCACTGATGCCCACGCGCTTTGTGAATACAAGCTACGCTGCGCCCTCGGTATGGCTGCGGCCGACCCCACGGAGAACCTTGTTTGGTTCACGGAGGAAATGGATGACTGTGCCGCCGGATACGCCGCCTATGTTCTTGAACAGGTGGAACTCGCAAAACAGACCTGTGCCGACCCGGTCGTGCTGGTCGAACAGCGGGTGGATTTTTCTCGCTGGGTGGAGTCCGGTTTCGGTACATCCGACACCATCATCATCGCCGACGGCATTATGACGGTCTGCGATTATAAGCATGGACGCGGAATTTTGGTCGACGCCCATGAAAATCCACAAATGATGTGCTACGGACTGGGCGCTTTGGAGCTTTTCGATGGCATCTACGATATTGACACCGTTCGCATGATCATCTACCAGCCGCGCCGGGATAATGTCAGCGTTTATACCATCTCCAAAAGCGACCTGCTCAAATGGGCCGGCGAGGTTCTCAAGCCCACCGCCGACCTTGCCTTCGCGGGTGACGGCAACTTCTTGTGCGGCGAATGGTGCGGTTTCTGTAAAGCGAAGCACGACTGCCGCGCCCGCGCCGAAGCAAACCTTGAACTGGCCCGATATGAATTCAAGCTGCCGCCGCTCCTCACGGACGAGGACATCGAGGACATTCTCACCAAGGTGGACAATCTCGTTGCCTGGGCCGGCGATATCAAGGAATACGCCCTGCAGCAGGCGATCAGTGGCAAGGAATGGGCCGGTTGGAAGCTGGTCGAAGGCCGTTCCAATCGCAAGTACACGAATGAAACGGCGGTTATCGATGCCGTCGAGGGCGCGGGTTTTGACCCCTATGAGCGCAAAGTGCTCGGCGTCACTGCCATGCAGAAGCTGCTCGGCAAATCTCGCTTTGATGAACTCCTCGCGGCGTTAATCGAAAAACCGCAGGGTAAACCCACGCTCGTGCCGGAGAGCGACAAGCGCCCGGTAATGAACACAGCCAAAAGTGATTTTATGGAGGAAAACGATTATGAATAACAGCGCAAACAAAGTAAACAACCCGATGAAGGTTATCACCGGCCCCGACACCCGCTGGAGCTACGCAAACGTCTGGGAGCCAAAGTCAATTAACGGCGGCACGCCGAAGTATTCGGTCAGCCTGATTATCCCGAAGTCCGATACCAGAACCGTCGCCAAGATTAAGGCGGCAATCGAAGCCGCCTACCATGAGGGCGAGTCAAAACTCAAGGGCAGTGGAAAGTCTGTTCCGCCTCTTGCCACCATCAAGATTCCGCTCCGCGACGGGGATGTTGAGAGACCCGATGATCCCGCTTACGCCAATGCGTATTTTGTCAACGCCAACGCCACGACCGCTCCCGGTATCGTGGACGCCGACCGAAATCCCGTCTTGACCCGTTCGGAAGTGTATTCCGGCGTATATGGCCGCGCCAGCATTTCCCTATACGCTTTCAACAGTAACGGCAATAAGGGAATCGCCTGCGGTCTGAACAACCTTCAGCTTATCCGTGCCGGTGAGCCTCTCGGCGGCAGAGCGAGCGCGGAGAACGACTTCGCGTCCGACGACGATAATGATTTTCTGAACTAAGAAAGGAATAGTGAAAAACTATGGCAACATTACAGACCATCTTGTTAACCATCCTGCTTGTCATCTGGCTCTGCTTCAGCATTGTATTCCTGATCACCGCGATTCAAAGCGCCGTGTACGACCGGAAGCGAGAAAAGCGTGAAAAGGAACAGGCTACCCGCGATAAGGAATACCACGCCCTGCGCATGAAGGAATTCAGCAAGTAACAATATCCGGGAGGCGGCAGAGATCTTCTTTGCCGCCTCCTTCTGTATAAAGGAAGGCGAATCATGAAAACTCTTTCGATTGATATTGAAACCTTCAGCAGTGCGCCGCTGACCAAGTGCGGCGTCTATAAATATGTCGAAGCCCCGGATTTTGAAATTCTCCTGTTTGGATACAGCGCGGACGGCGGGCCGGTTCAGGTCGTCGACCTCGCCTGCGGAGAAAGCATCCCCAGCGAGATAGTCAGTGCCCTCTCCGATGAAAGCGTGACAAAATGGGCGTTTAACGCCAACTTCGAGCGCGTCTGCCTGTCCCGATTCATCGGGTTGATGGCCGGAGAATACCTCAATCCCGAGTCATGGAAATGCTCCATGATATGGGCAGCGACAATGGGTCTGCCGCTGTCATTGGAGGGCGTCGGTGCTGTCCTCGGCCTTGAAAAGCAGAAGCTCGCCGAGGGTAAGGATCTCGTCAAATACTTCTGCCAGCCCTGCGCTCCTACAAAAGCAAACGGTCAGCGCACCCGAAATTATCCCTGTCACGCGCCGGACAAGTGGTTGGCTTTTAAGCAGTACAACATCCGTGACGTTGAAACGGAGATGTCTATTCAGTCAAAACTCGCAAAATTTCCGGTGCCAGACTCCGTATGGGAGGAATATCACCTTGACCAGGAGATTAACGACCGTGGGGTGGCGCTGGATAAAACACTGGTTAAACAGGCAATTGCCATGGATGGTCGCTCCCGCTCGGAACTGACCGCCGCCACAAAGGAGATCACCGCGCTCGATAATCCGAATTCGGTCGTTCAGATGAAGGGGTGGCTTGCCGAAAACGGCATGCAAACCGAAACGCTCGGTAAAAAGGCTGTCGCGGAACTCATCAAAACCGCTCCCCAGGAACTGCGTGATGTCCTTCTCATGCGTCAGCAGCTTGCCAAATCCTCGGTCAAGAAATATCAGACCATGCGGACAGCTGTTTGCTCGGACGGCCGCGCCCGCGGAATGTTTCAGTTTTATGGTGCCAACAGAACAGGCCGCTGGGCGGGCAGGCTTATTCAAATGCAAAACCTGCCGCAGAACCATCTGGAAGACTTAGCCGAAGCCCGCGCCCTTGTGCGCTGCGGAGACTTTGATGCGCTGGAAATGCTCTATGAGGATGTGCCGGACACGTTGTCACAGCTGATCCGCACGGCGTTTGTGCCAAGAACCGGAGCCAAATTCATCGTAGCGGATTTTTCGGCGATTGAAGCGAGGGTTATCGCGTGGCTTGCTGGCGAACGGTGGCGACAGGATGTTTTCGCCAAGGGCGGCGACATCTACTGCGCAAGCGCCAGTCAGATGTTCAAGGTTCCCGTTGAGAAGCACGGTGTCAATGGTCATCTGCGGCAGAAAGGCAAAATCGCGGAACTGGCCCTCGGCTACGGCGGTTCGGTCGGCGCGCTGAAAGCAATGGGTGCGCTGGAGATGGGGCTTGCGGAGGATGAACTGCCCCCACTGGTAGATGCGTGGCGGCAGTCCAATCCGATGATCGTAAGATTCTGGTGGGATGTAGACCGCGCCGCTATGGAGGCCGTTCGCAACAAGCATACCAACGAAACTCACGGCATCGTTTTTACCTGCCAGAGCGGGATGCTGTTTATCACGCTCCCGTCCGGCAGACGGCTTTCCTATGTGAAGCCGCGCATCGGAGAGAGCAAGTTTGGCGGTCAGTGCATCACTTACGAAGGTGTCGGCGGCACAAAAAAGTGGGAAAGGCTGGACAGTTACGGCCCGAAGTTCGTGGAAAACATCGTGCAGGCCACCTCACGCGACATTCTCTGCTTTGCCATGGAAACGCTCCGCAGGTGCTCCATTGTCATGCACATCCATGACGAGTTGGTTATTGAAGCCGATCCGCGCATGTCTCTGCTGGTGGTCTTTGAGCAGATGAGCCGGACGCCGCCCTGGGCAAAGGGACTGCTGCTCCGCGCCGACGGCTACGAGACTGATTTTTATAAAAAAGATTGATCCTCTTTCGGCCAGGACGGGCTTTTTGTTCCAGTGAGTATCAGATGGACGAAACGCCATTGAAAAAAGGTTCTCCCCGGTGGGGTTGAGCCGGTCAAAAACGAGGAGGTTTTTACATTTATGGATGAGATTCAAATTTACTGCTACGAAGGACGCGACGTCCGTACGGTCAGCAAAAACGGAGAACCGTGGTTTATGGCTGCGGATGTGTGCCGTGTGCTGGAACTCGACAATGTATCTCAGGCGCTGGCCCGTCTTGACGAGGATGAGAAATACACCACCCTCATTTCAAATGAGAGTGCGGCGACAGGCCAGTCGCTGGCGGCTTTTGTCAATGAGCCGGGTCTGTACGCGCTTATCCTCGGCAGCCGCAAGCCCCAGGCAAAAGCGTTCAAGCGCTGGATTACCCACGAGGTCGTGCCGTCGATCCGTAAACACGGCGTTTATGCCACAGATGAGCTTCTTTCCAACCCCGATGTGATGATCGCGGTGCTGCAGGAACTGAAAGCGCAGCGTGAGAGAACAAAAACGCTGCAGCTCACGGCGGCGGTTCACAAGCAGCAGATCGCGGAGCTTCAGCCGAAAGCAAGCTACTACGACCTTATTCTGCAGAACAAGAACACCGTTCCTGTCACACAGATCGCCAAGGATTACGGCATGAGCGGGCGCACCTTCAACAAACTGCTCCACGAGCTGGGTATCCAGTACAAATTGCGTGAGACCTGGCTTCTTTATCAAGACTACGCGAATCAGGGCTATACGCAGTCCCGTACCCACGCCATTGACGCCGACCGCAGCGTAATGCATACCTACTGGACGCAAAAAGGCCGTCTGTTCCTTTACGACCTGCTGAAATCCAGGCGTGGCATCCTGCCTGTCATCGAAAGAGGCGCGGCATGAGCACAGACAAATACAACTCGGAAGGCTACCCCGATCCGACCGCATTTGAGGCGCTGTCCCTTATAGAAAAAGAGCAACACGCGCTTCGAGCATTCAGGCCCATTGTCTATATCTGTTCGCCCTATGCCGGAGAAATAGATAAAAATGTCGAAGCCGCACGGCGTTACAGCCGCTTTGCTGTAGATATGGGCTGCATCCCCGTCGCTCCGCATCTGCTGTTCCCACAGTTTCTTGACGACGTCAGCCCAGGCGAGCGACAGCTTGGGCTTTTCTTCGGAAATGCCCTGATGAGCAAATGCTCGGAGGTATGGGTGTTCGGTGATAATATTTCAGCAGGTATGCGGACGGAAATCAAACGCGCCAGGTGGAAAAACTACCGCCTGCGCTATTTTACCGATGAGTGTGAGGAGGTCACCGCCAATGTTCACACTGTATAGCGCCGACTTTACCGGTAACCCGGGCAATTGCTCCTATCCGCATAAGACCGAGGTCACCGATTCGCTTAGTCTTCAGTCAACGGTTTCGCACGATTATGTGTGTGCCGAATACAGAAACAGCTATCGCAACGGAGATAACTTCCTTGGCGCGGATTGTCTTCCCGTCGACTGCGACAATGATCACTCCGAAGACCCCTCGGATTGGGTGGTTCCGGGAGATGTCATGGAGGCGTTTCCGGGCGTTGCTTTCGCGGTTCACTACAGCCGCTCCAATATGAAGGAGAAAAACGGCAAACCCGCCCGCCCCAAGTTTCATGTACTGTTTCCTATTGACCGAATGACCGATGCCGTCTGCTACAGCGATATGAAAAAGCTGGTCAACATCATCTTTCCGTATTTCGATACACAGGCGCTGGATGCCGCCCGGTTCTTCTTTGGCACGAACTCGCCGGAGGTGGAGCTTTACCCCGGCGGCATAAACCTCACGGCATTTCTGGCGGAGGATGATTTTGACACTGGTATGGCGGATGGAGGTCACGCCGGTCAGGTTATTCCAGAAGGCAACCGCAACGCCACCATGTCCCGCTTTGCCGGCCGCGTCATCAAGAAATATGGTGATAGCGACTCGGCTTATCAGTGCTTTGTGGATGAGGCGGCAAAATGCTCGCCGCCGCTGGAAGAGCAGGAACTGATGACCATCTGGCACAGCGCGCAGAAATTCTACGCCCGCCTTTCGCGGCAGAACGGCTATGTGCAGCCGGAGGTCTATAACGATCCCGCCTCCTATAAGCCCGGCGATTATTCCGATGTCGGGCAGGCCGAGGTGTTGGCGAAGCACTTCGCCGGCGAACTGCGGTATTCGCCTTCCACGCATTTCATCCGTTACAGCGAGCACTACTGGCAGGAAAGTGAACCTGGCGCGCAGGCGGTTGCCCACGAGCTGACTCGCCGCCAGCTGGAAGAAGCTACGAAGGATTTGCTGAACGCTGTGAAAAAGCTGAAGGACAACGGCGCGCAGGATATTCTGGACAACACATCCAAGGCAAAAGCCGAATCACTGATGAGCGACAGTCAGATGGAAGCGTACCAGGATTTTCTCGCCGCCAAGGCGTATCAGTCTTTCTCCATTCGTCGCCGTGATTCCAAAAATATCACGGCAACGCTGAAAGAGTCCCATCCTATGCTGGAGATTTCACCGCGTGATCTGGACGCCGACTGCTTTGCCCTGTGTACGCCCAATGCGACTTACGATCTCCGCAAAGGCATGTCCGGTGCCAGAGAACATTCGCCGGAAGACTTCATTACCAAAATCACCTCCGTG